TATCTTTGTTGATCTAATCGCGTGGGATACACAAAACGGTTCAAACGCATTAAGTGCAACTAACTCGAAACTATATTTTGAAAATGCTATCCCAGTATTAGATGATGAAGAAGTTGTTCCAACATCGGAAGCATTCTTCTTCGCATCAGATCTAGTTGGACAAATTGTTAGAAACGAAGTTGTTACTCCACTTCAAGGCGTGGTAACTCAAACTATTGTTGAAACAACAACATATACACCAACAACTGCATCATACGATCCTGCAAATGGTGACTTCGTAATGACTATGCCTGGGCACAGTGTTTCTCTTAATGACAGAGTTACGTTAGAACCAAATAGCTTTACATTCACATGTACAATGGACGGTGATGATGCTGCTAAAACATATCCTCGTGCAGGACTTGATCCATACGCATTGAAAACATACTTGGTTAAAGAAGTAACATCAAGCACAGTTACACTAGACGCTGCAGCCTCTGGCCCTAACAAATACTTTACACCAACATCTGCAAACTATGATGCAGGAACGGGTGAAATGATTGTTAATGTTGGTCAACATGGTTTAAGAGTTGGTAACGGTATTGTTCTAGAAGATAATTCTTTCACATTCACTTGTGATCAAGATGGTAACGCAACTCAACATACATATCCAAGAGTTGGAGATCCATTAACTGGTAAATCATTATCAATTACTGCAGTTGGTGAAACTCAACATACTCCAACAAATGCGGTTCATAGCCCTGCAAGTGGTGATACAACAATCACGGTTGCTGGCCACGGATTTAGTAATGGCGATTATGTAATGATTGCAGATTACGGATTAACATATACATGTGTACTTGATGGTTACACGGTTGAAAAAGGTTATCCAAGAGCTACTGATTTCGCATCTAACCGTTGGTTGGAAATTTCAGATGTTACAACTGATACATTCAAATTAAATGTTGGTCCATCTCCATATAATGGTGCTCACATATTCGTATCAGCAACTGCTAACTCAATCAGACGCCAAACTGGTACAATGACATTCAATGTTGGTAATGCAGGAAGTGCAAGTGCTTCAGTACATACATTCGTAAGTGCAACAGCCAATGCAATGAAACATGAGCCACAAACTGTACATACATTCGTATCGGTTACTGCTGATGCAGTTAATGTAGCAAATATGGCAGAGGCTTATACACCAACAGACGTTGCATACGATCATAACTCTGGTGTTATGACAATGACATTGGGTACTCACTCGTTTACTGAAAAGGATTATGTAATCTTTGCAGAGAATGCAATTACACTATCTTGCCCAACATCACCAACTGATGCCACACCAATTAACATATCACACCCTAGACCAACTGATCCAATCTACAACAAACCAGTTAGAATTGACTCAGTTACTCCAACAACTATTACGTTACAAGTTGGTGAGGCTAGAGTTAATAAAGTTCATTCATTCGTAAGCGCATTAGCTGATGGTGTTAGAAGATCTGTTAAACCAGCGGTTGCTCAACATGCTGAAAAATTATTCCACGATGTTGGTGGTGTTATCAGAGAAAATGATGGCACAATCCCTGCTATCGTAGAACCAGCGTTTAACACCGATACTGCAAACTATACATTAGGCGCAGAGTTTGAGTCAATCAAAGGTCAAGCTGTTAAATACCAAACTGAAATCAACGAGTATATTGCAGACACATATAATGGCTTAGCATATAGCTTAGAGAAATGTCCAAGAGATACAGGTTACATTGTTGACGCGATCTCAGAAGACTTAGAATATGGCGGAGACTCTGCTACAATATTCAATGCAAGATATTACTTTGAAGGTGCTATCAACGTATTACCACAATATCAGAGAGAACCAACAAGATTAGCATTTACTCACTTAGCGAGCGTAATGCAAAAGGTTGTTAAAAACGAAGTACAAGAGCCAATCTTTGGAGCAAGATTTACTCCAACTGGCGCAACATACGATCCTGTTACAGGTATCATGGTTGCTACTATCGGTACTCACACATTAACAACAGCCGATCACGTTTGGTTCAAGCCAAATGCAATTACATTCTCTTGTGATACTGGTTCCGGTCCAACTAACCACGCAAGCCCTGAAGCACATCATCGCTTCTATAACAAAGCATGCCCAGTTATTGGTGCTGATGCAACAACGATTACATTGTGGGTAGGTAATGCTGGCGCATATACCGGTGCTCATACATTCGTAAGCGCATTAGCTGATGGTATCTCAGAAATTAATGGTAACCTTCTATACCAGAATGTATCGCTACAGGCAGCAGACACGGCAACAGGCACTATCGCATCTGACCTAGCAATGGTTATTGCGAATATTGTTGATGATAGATTAGTGATCCCAGATTACAGAGGTTCATTAGATATTAGTCAAAGAACTCCTAAGCCACTGCCTACGGAGAACTTATTAACTAAACCAAAAGCAGATCCTGCTAGAACATTCGCACGTAAATCTCTACAATGGAACAGAACGTTTATCCAAGAAGAGCTTATTCAATTCGTACGAGATAATAACTATACATTCGATGAAGCGAAATGCGCAAGAGATGCAGGCTTCATTATTGATGCAGTTAGAAGAGATGTTCAAACAGGTTCAACATACAATGGTAAGTATATCGGTAAATCATATCGTATTGGTACAGTAGGTGCTGATAAGGTTATTGAGGACCAACTTGCCGAAACAATTGAAGGAATCAGATATGTACAAAAAGACATCGAAGCACAGCTTTCCGGTGTAGCACTTACTAGAGCTCAAGATTCCTTCAATAACATTATTACATCTATGATTAATGATTACACACCAGATGGTACAAACTATAACTACGGTGTTGGTCATATTTCTGATAACCACGAGTTTGCTCGCGAAGCGCTTCAACTTAATAGAGAATTCTTAAAAGAAGAAGCTACTGCGTGGGTTAACGTTAACTATGGCGGTCTATCATATGATGTAAACAAATGCAAGCGTGACACAGGTATCATGGTTGATGCGGTATCATACGATACACAACATGAGTCAAACACTGCGATGCTAGATGTTGCTAAACTATATTTTGAAAACGGTCTATCAACACTAAGCACGGCGCAAAGAGCGCCAACTGCGGCATTATATACTCACCTTGGCGCGATAGCAAATCAGATTGTTCTTAAACAAACAGTTGCAAGATCAGCTGGTAACACGGTTGTTCAAAATACATCGTTTGGCGTAGTTACTGCTCCAATCGCACAGCACATCACTGCATTATGGAAAATCGTTGGCGATCTAATTGCTGATGACTCCTTAATCAATATGCCTGATGTTATTGAAGTTCCTACAAGTACTGCAGGTGCTGATGGTTACTTATATAACGCGGAAGCTACGGCAATCGCAGGACGTAAGGATAACTTACAAGGAACAATTACTCAATACCTAAGAGATAACTTTGATTACCTTGAGTACGATGAAGATCGTTGCCGTAGAGATACAGGCTATATTGTTGATGCAATTTCGCACGATATTCAATATGGTGGTAACTCTGCAATGCATGGTACTGCTGAACTTTACTTCAAAAATGCGGTAAATATTCTACCAATTGACCAACGTCAATCAACAAGAGAAGCATTTGAATATCTTGGTAAGGTAGTTCGTTGGGTAACTCGTAACGAAATGGTACCACGTAAAGAAGGTCGTAAGTTTACACCATCGACTGCAACATATGATCCTGATACAGGCGTATTCACTGCAACTATGGCGAACCACAATCTTAAAGTTGGCGATTATGTTATGATCGCTCCAAACAGCATTGTGTTTACATGTTCTCTAGATGGTGATATCGCACTACACCCAAGCCCACAATCTGGTGATCCATATTACAACGCACCAATGAAAATCCTTTCAAGAACTGGTACAACAATCACTATGAATGTTGGTAAGGTTCCATATGGTAAAGGTGGCGGTGCTCATACATTCGTAAGTGCAACTGAAGGCGGACTGAAGAAAGCGGTTAGAACTTGGACAACACAAGATACATCAATCACTGCCGCAACCACGGTTGAAGGTGAAGAGGTTGCTGACTTAGTTCGTATCGTTGAAGATGCAATCAGAAGAGATAACATTGACGGTCTACCAGATATTATTGAGCCTGACACAAGCTGGGTTGATGCTGGTAAAATTGAAGCTTCAAAAATTATTGATGATAACCTTGACGAACTTGCTGACGATGTTACTAAGTTCCTTAAAGATACATTTACAATTATTGATTACTCTAAAGCTAAGTGTCGCAGAGATGCAGGATATATTATTGACGCGATGTCTTGGGATCTCAACTATGGTGGTAACTTAGCTACTCATTGGAACGCAGACTTCTATTATTGGAACAACGAATTACGTATCCCTGAGGATACAAGAGTTGCAACAGCGAAAGCATATCGTCAACTTGGTAAAATCGTAAGTCAAGTTGTTATCGGTAAGTTACCAAATCAAGCTATACGTTCTGAGTTAGGTACAACTACTCAAGAAGCTCAAGCTATCAGACTTGGGGATATATTACATAACGTAATGTTCTACAATACGCCAAAATCTCTTGGACCAAAAGAAGAACCTAACTTCGAATGGGAAACTGATAAAACATTCAACTTTGCTAAGGATATCCTTAACAATAATAGAAATAAATTACAAAGAGAAGTACAACGATTTATTACTTCTGAATATAAGTTTATTGACTTACCAAAAACATATCGTGACGGTGGCAACCTTATTAAAGTTCTTATGAACGATTTCAAAGGTAGAGTTATTGATCCGGTTGTTGGAACTGTTGGTTCTGATAAAGCATCAAGATCCTTCGTTGGCGCGTTGTTTAATATTGACGCACAACATGTATTCCCAGTGTTTAATGCACCGGATACATTTGCTGATTGGCGTAAGCTAAGATTTAAAGGTACAGTACAAAACGCTGCTGCAAGAAATGCCTTAACTAATGTTAAACGTTGGGATGCTTATATTATCCCTACAGATAACAATGCAAATCGTTATGCCGGTATTATATATGTATGGAATGGAACTACTTGGGATACAGTAGGAAATAACAATACTGATTTACTTGACTCATTCACTGGTGCTTGGGCGCGTATGAAAACTTATATAAATAACAATATCGCTCCTGATGTGGATCACTCAACAATGGTAACCGAATTGATAGACAATCTTATTACAGAAAGTGTTATTAGACCAGACTTCTTGGTCTTCGGATCGCTCGTTGAGTCCATTGCTCACCAGTTTAACGGTGCTTCGGCAGGTGTTAACAGAAACGCCTTACCTCTGAACTTCAGAAACGTTGGCGCAGCAATTGGTGCTAATGCCTCTGTATTGTCAGAAGGTGGCGGTAGAATTAGATGGTCTGGATCAGACGAATTAAACAACCAGTACTTCGCAAGAGGTCT